GACTTTGACTGTTCCTAAAAATAACGAATTAGCCAAGTTGTTTGTACCAGGCACACCCTCTTTCCCAATTCTTGTACGAGCGTATAGAGCTTTTACAGGTACAGATGCTCACACAACAGATTACATGGTAATTTTCTCTGGAAGAATCTCGTCTTGTTCATTTAGTGGGTTTGAAGCACGAATCACTTGTGACCCTATCTATGCCACAATCAAACGTCAAGGGTTGAGAAGAAAGTACGAATCAAATTGCCCACATAACATCTACTCTACAGCGTGTGGATTAGAACAAGCAAACTACGGATTAACAATCTCAAACATAACAAGCGTGGTAGGTACGTCGATAACTATTGCTGATTCAGCTTTTTTAGCAAAAGATGTTGACGTGCGTGATGCTAAGAATGGTTTAGTTGTAGCCAGAGAGAAAATCAACAGTGCGGGTGTTAAGACCTATTTTACAGGTACGGGTTATTATTCTGGTGGGATGTTGAAGTTAGCAGATGGCAGTTTTCACTTGATTACCAGACATGAGACAGGAAAAATAACCTTGCTTCGACCCCTGCCAGGCAATGCAGACTTAACGGGAGCAAAGCTGTTTCCTGGGTGCGACAGAGCTTTCTCAACTTGCAAAACAAAGTTCAGTAATGAATCAAATTTTGGAGGTTTTCCTTGGCTACCCGATGCAAACCCATTTGTCGGAACTCACGTTCCTGCTGGAGGTTAGATGTTACCTGTAGAACAATTGGCAAAACAGATTGCGTCTGAGGGGTTTATGCCGAGAATTCTTGAAATAGAAAGGAAAATTCTTGAAGAAGGTCAAAAAGGGTGTGAAGGCGTTCCGTACTCTCACTACTTTTTGGATGGGACGTATGTTCGTTCTATGTTTGTAAAGAAGGGTCAACTAATTGTTGGGAGACTTCACAAACAAGACTGTATCACTATCGTGTCACAGGGCAGTATGAAAGTGTTAGACCCAAAGGGTATTAAAATAGTTTCCGCACCTTTCATTTCTTTCGATAAAGCTGGAGTTAAACGAATTGGCTATGTACTTGAAGACTGCACTTTTATCAACGTATTCACAACTGATTGCACCGATTTAGATACTATCGAAGATGAACTCGGTTGCTTAACTGTTTCAGATTACGCACAATTTTTATTGGAGAAAGCAGAATGACACTAATTGCAGGTATGACTACTGCTCAGATTGTGGTTATGGCTATTGGGATGGCTTTAACTGTAGCCTCCCTCGCAATCAGTTTAGTCCAAATGCTAACCTACAAAGCACCAGAACCCCCTGTCCCACCACCACAAGCAATCAGTTTCATTCCCACCGCAGAGCAAGGTAAAGCCATTCCTGTAGTATTCGGAACTCGAATTGTGACACAGCCTAACGTTGTTTGGTGGGGACACCCGCACGCAATTAAAAACCAAATTGACCCAAGCGAAATGCAATGACAGAAGCTGAACTTGATAGAGTGCTTACACTCAACGATTTTCGCCACAATGGTTTTTGTATCAAAGGAACAAAAGCATACGGTGAGAGTTTGGGATTTAGTTTTCGGGATTTACTGGACGGCAAGATTAAAGTACGCGATTTAATGTCGTATGAATCTGATGCGTTTGTAAAAGCATTATTACAATATATTTTTGGAGAGCAGTATGGGCGGTAAAGAAGCAGGCGGTCCCGTCACGATTGGGTATCACTATTACCTGAGTATGCACATGGCAATTTGTCATGGACCTGTTGATTATTTAAAAGACATCCGTACTGGAGAAAATACTATTATCTTCGGAGCGACAGGCGATGAAGCAAATTATCTCAAACCTGTTAATGGTGATTTAAACACCCCTATTGCAGTCAGAATTTCTAAACCAAACATATTTGGTGGGAAGAAAAAAGAAGGTGGTGTAGGCACTCGTACAGGTGTTAACAGTATGGTCTACATACTTTGGGGTGGTGAAGAACAACCTCAACTTGAGCGTTTGAAAGACTTAATGACGAAAGGTGAACTTCCAAAAAGTTCAATTACTTATTTTGAAGCCAACAACGTCCCTGTAAAAACACCGCCTGTACTTACCGATTCGTTGCTTGATAAACTGAAACTGAAGATTTGGAAAGATAAATTAACAGGTTCTAACACCTCATCTATTTCTGTAAAAGAGACCAAAGTAAAAAGTGAGTTTACGTCAGAGTCTGTAATAGGTGGATTATTAACTGAGGTTATGTCAGATACTGTCACAACTTCAGGTGTAATAAGCACTGCAGCCTCTCAAGGTATTCCTGCCTTCCGTAGAATAACCAGTATCGTTTGGGATGACTTGCATTACCAGACAAACTCTTCAAGACCAAAACCTTGGAATTTCAAAGTATGTCGAATCCCCTTGCGTGGAACAAAGGTTAATGGGGTAGATGTTTCTGTAATTCCTCAGAAAGTTGTTAACCCGAATAACTTTATCACAGGTGTTAATGACGGAGATTTGACGATTTCCAAAAAGGGTAACAGTTTGTGGATAAACACAGCGAGGGTTTTAGAAGCTGTTGTAGAGGGCGGGAAGTTAGTCTCGTTTAAGATAAATGGAAACAGATGCTCAAGAGGCACATACATTGTAGCAGGTCATGGGAATACAATAGCGCAAGCTCCCACAGGTTCTACGCCCAATCTGAGCCAATGGTGGTACTTAGGGAAAGCCTACAACGTAACAGGTGTAGCGGATTCCTCTGCTTGGTTCAACGTTGGTTGGGATAATACTGTTAGTAATGTGGTGTATGACTACAGAAGTTTCCCTGATGGTGTAATTTATGATGCGGAAGGCGATATTATAACTAACGATACGGATAGCACAGTTGTTTTAGAAGAAGCCAACCCTGCCCTAATCTTGGCAGAGGTCCTTATTGATTCCACATGGGGTCTGGGTTATTTACCTGAGATGCTGGACATCCCATCTTTTGAACTTGCTGCCAAAACGTTACATGACGAAGAATTTGGTGTTTCGGCTTTATGGGAAAATGAATCGACTGTCGAAGATTTTCTATCCATGATTCTCAATACGGTTAATGGGATGCTTTACGTCAGCCCGACAACAGGTAAATTTGTCTTGCGACTCATCCGAAAAGAAGAACCAAAACTAATTGCAGATGAAGCAAATGTTTTGGAGATGCGAAATTATTCAAGAATGGCAACCTCTGAATTGACTAACCAAGTCAGTATTCAATGGACGGATCCGATTTTAGGTTCTGTTAAATCTGCTACAGTTCATAACCCTGCTGTATTTGAGATGCAGGGATTCACTGTTTCTACGACAAGACAATATCCGATAGTCACATCCCAGAATGTGGCTTTAGCTATTGCTGCAAGGGATTTAGGAATTCTTAGTCAACCATTGGCTCAAGTTGAATTGGTTGTTAACAGACAATTCTCAACCATTGCAATCGGCGATGTGATTGAATGGCATTGGAGAGATTTGGGGATTGTTAAAATCTATTTGCGAGTCATGTCAATCGGGTACGGACTATTGGATGATGGTCGTATTACTTTAAAGTGTACCGAAGATATTTTTGGAATTGATACGGCAGCTTTCACTGTTATGCAGGGGACTCAGTTTGAAAATTCAAAACACTTAGAACCCGAAGCACCGCTTGATTTTGAGTTAATGCACTTGAACTATGTTGACTTGTTACGTTTGAAAGCGAATCGAGGTGACACCACTCAGTTTGATATTGTTGATGAAGGTAGTGGCGTTATTGCTGTTCTTGCTGCAGCTACCTCAGACCAGTTCAGACAATTCGAGTTCTTATCTCGTCACAGCATTTCTGGCTCTATCTCTTTAGACCAGACATCGGGACTATCAGATGTTCTTGATAATTCAAGATTTTACCGTTCACGGGGTGTCTTAGACTTCATTCCTTATGCTGTAGCTTCTGAAGCTATCACAAGAAGTGCCACTACAATCACATTTACAGAGTCATTAGGGTTGAGCCGAGTATCAACCTTGTCTTATTTGTACTGTGACGGTGAGTTAATGCAAGTACAAACCATTGCAGAAGATTTTACCAGTGTTACTGTGAAGCGTGGCATCATTGATAGTGTACCGAAACGACACGCAGCAGGAGCAATGCTTTGGTTTTACAGTGAGCATTTGGACAAAGTTACACTCGATGTTGAATGGATTGCAGGTCAAGAAGTTGCTGGTACACCTTTGACGTGGAATAACGAAAAACTCTTATCAACAACAGTAGCCTCACCTGCCAAGAAAGTGACTATAAACTCGAACTGGATTAAACCTTACCCTGTTGCAGGCGTGGGTTTAAGTTTGACCAGCCCTACAGAACTCACCGCCACTTGGAAACATCGAGATGCTTTGCTAC